ATCGACCGGGAGGCCCTGGGCCTTTCCGAGGAGCAGGCCGCCGAGGTTCAGAAGCAGATTGAGCGCGAGTTCCGGCTGTGGGCTGACACGCCCGACTGTGACGTGTCCCGCGCCCTCGACTTCTACGGGCTCCAGGAGCTCGCCTTCCGCTCAACGCTGGAGAGCGGAGACTGCTTCGCCCTGCTGCCCATGCTGAAGCGGCCAGGGGACATCTTCTCGCTGAAGGTGCAGCTCCTCGAGGGCGACCGCGTGAGCCAGCCCAAGGGGCAGAAGGAGACCAACCGCTTCGCCGGAGGAGTGGAGCTCGACGCGCTCGGCGCCCCCGTGCGCTACCACGTCCGCACCAGCCACCCGGGCGACATCAACGGCTCCAAGGATGAGTGGAAGCCTTACGACGCCTTCGGGAAGAAGACCGGTCGCCGCAACGTGCTCCACCTCTACCGCAAGCTCCGGCCCGGGCAGACGCGCGGCGTGCCCTACCTGGCGCCCGTGGTGGAGAGCCTGAAGCAGCTTGATCGCTACACCGAGGCCGAGATCATGGCCGCGGTCGTGTCCGGCATGTTCTCGGTGTTCGTCAAGACCGACTCGGGCATGACGCTCCAGGACATGACCACGGGACAGGCGCCGGCATCGGGCCAGCTCGAGCAGAACCTCAGGAGCGGGGCCATCATCGACCTGGCCCCTGGCGAGTCCATCGAGGTCGCCAACCCTGGCCGGCCGAACTCCGCCTTCGACCCCTTCGTGCAGGCGATCCTCTCGCAGGTCGCCATGGCCCTAGAGATCCCGTTCGAGGTGCTGATGAAGCAGTTCAAGGCCAGCTACAGCGCGAGCAAGGCGGCGCTGCTGGAGGCATGGCGCTTCTTCAACGGGCGGCGGGCGTGGCTCGTCACCGTCTTCTGCCAGCCGGTCTTCGAGGCCTGGATGGACGAGGCTGTGGCCATGGGCCGCGTCATGGCGCCAGGCTACCTCCAGGACCCCGCGGTGCGACGTGCCTACCTGGGGACCAAGTGGATCGGAGACAGCGCCGGCTCCCTGGACCCCGTGAAGGACGTGGAGGCCGCGAGGCAGCGCATCGAGCTCGGCCTCTCCACGCATGCCGAGGAGACCGCGGCCATCACAGGCGGGGACTGGGAGACGAAGCACTTCCAGCTCGCGCGCGAGGTGAAGATGCGGCGCGAGGCTGGCCTCATCCGCGACCTCTTCCCCGAGGAGTTCGCCAACACCGCCGACATGGCCGGAGGCGGGGCCCAGCCTGGGCATGCGGTCCCGGGCCAGCAGAAGCCAGCCCAGGAAGAGCCGGGAGACGACGCCGGCGACGACACGGAGAAGAAGGAGGGGACCGATGGCCCGACTCGTTGACCTAGTGTGCGCCCCGTGGGCTATCACGCCCTCGATGTATCAGGAGATCCTGGGCATCTACAACCGCCATGTCCGCGGCGAGAAGATCGACCTCGACAGCCTGGCCGCGAGCCTTGGCCGCCCGCTGAAGAACGAGCCCAAGGGCTACGAGGTGCGCGACGGCGTGGCCGTGCTGCCCATCGAGGGCGTGCTATCCAAGCGCATGAACCTGCTGTCTGCCATCAGCGGCGGGACCAGCACCAGCTACGCCGCGGCGGAGTTCGCCCGTGCCATGGAAGACCCGCAGGTGAAGGCCGTGGTGCTCGCCATCGACAGCCCTGGCGGCGCGGTGGATGGCACGCAGGAGTTCGCCAACGTCATCGCCAGCTACCGCGGGTTGAAGCCTGTGGTTGCCCACACTGACGGGATGATCGCCTCGGCGGCCTACTGGATCGCCTCCGCGGCTGATCGCATATTCATCTCCGGGGACACCACGCAGGTCGGCAGCATCGGCGTGGTTGCCACGCACACCGACATCTCGGGCGCCGAAGCCCAGCGCGGGGTGAAGACCACCGAGATCACGGCTGGGAAGTACAAGCGCATCGCCTCGCAGTATGGCACCCTCACCCCCGAGGGCCGGGCCTACATACAGGAACAGGTGGATGCGGTCTACAGCGCCTTCGTCTCCGACGTCGCACGCAACCGCGGGGTCGATGTGGAGACCGTTCTTGAAAATATGGCCGAAGGTAGGATCTTCATCGGCCGGGCCGCGGTGGAGGCGGGGCTCGTGGACGGTGTTTCCACGCTCGACGCCATCATCGACGCCCTGGCCGAGGGCGAGACCTTCGGCAGTGAAACTGGACAGGCCGCGGTGTCGGCTGCCCAGAACCAGACCAGCGAGGCCGGTGCAGCCTCGACAACCGCAACCTCTCACAAGGAGAACAGCATGGACATCGAGACCCTGAAGGCCGAGCACCCAGACGTGTTCAAGGCCGTGTATGACGCGGGCTTCGAGGCCGGCAGCGCCGCCCAGCTCGAGCGGATCAAGGGCGTCTACGCCCAGACCCTCCCCGGGCACGAGGCGCTGATCCAGACCCTCGCCTTCGACGGCAAGACCACCGGCCCAGAGGCCGCCGCCGCCATCGTGGCCGCGGAGCGCAAGAGCCGCCAGGCCGCACTGGATGCGCAGCGCGAGGACGCGCCCGCGCCCGTGAAGCCCCAGGCCGAGCAGGAGTATCAGCAGCAGGCCACCGGCGAGGACGCCTGGAAGGCCGAGTTCGAGAAGAACGAAGCACTGCGCGCCGAGTTCGGCGGGAACCTCAACGCCTTCCTCGCCTTCAAGAAGGCCGAGGCCAAGGGCACCATTCGGATCCTAACCAAGTAGGAGGAGACCATGACGACTCTCGCTACCGACAAGCCCCGGACCTACGAGCTCGGCGACCTGAACAGCTTCCCCGTCGTAGCGACGGACATCATCTACGAGGGCGCCGCTGTCGGCCTCTCCAACGGCAACGCCCGCCCCCTGAATGCCGGAGACCAGTTCGTCGGCTTCTGCATTCAGAACGCGGACAACAGCACCGGCAGCGCCGGCGACCTGCGCGTCCAGGTGAAGACCCACGGCGAGATTCAGCTCGCCATCGGCAGCCTCACCGCGACCGACGTGGGCAAGCCCGTCTACGCCAGCGACGACGACACCTTCACGCTCACCGCGACCGGCAACAGCTACATCGGCAAGGTGAAGCGGTTCGTGTCCAGCGGCGTCGGCATCGTCGCCTTCGACGTGCGCGGCGGCGGGGCCATCACCGGCCTCACGACTTCCGTGGGCACCGCCAGCGACACCATCGCGGACGTGGGCTCTGCCTTCAACCAGACCACGCTGAACAACATCGTTGCCAGCTTGGCCGCTAAGATCAACGCCCTCGTCGGCATGAACAGGTAGGAGGAGGACAACATGAGCGCCAAGGGACTCGGCAGCCGCGCGATCATCGGCTACATCATCGACGCGATGGATCAGCCCCAGAACACCTGGGTCGATCCTATCTCCAACCTCTTCAACTCCGACCAGGAGAGCGAAACCTACAAGTGGCTCGGCACCGCTCCGCTGATGCGTGAGTGGATCGGCGGGCGCAATGCCAAGGGCTTCCGCGAGAACGGCTTCACAATCCGCAACAAGACCTTCGAGGCCACTCTCGAGGTCATGGTGGACGAGATCCGCCGCGACAAGACCGGGCAGGTCATGGCCCGCATCCAGGATCTCGCCGCCCGCGCGAACGACCACGATGCCAAGCTGCTTTCCGCCCTGATCGTCGCGGGCGAATCCAGCCTGTGCTACGACGGCCAGTATTTCTTCGACACCGACCACAGCGAGGGCGACAGCGGCAGCCAGTCGAACGACCTGACGCTGGACATCACCACGCCCAGCGCGCCCACCCCCGCTGAGATGGAGACCGCCATCCTCAAGGCGACCGAGGCCATGTTCGGCTTCAAGGACGACCAGGGCGAGCCCATTAACGGAAGCGCCCGGGAGTTCCTGGTCATGGCGCCCGTGAACCACCTGCGGGCCGTGGCCGGCGCCCTGGGCACGTCCGTCGTGCTCGAGGGTGGCCAGGCGCGGAACAACCTGATTCAGGCCGTCGGCAGCCTGGGCGGGTTCATCTACCGCATGGCCATCAACCCGCGGCTGACGAACAACGACCGCTTCTACCTCTTCCGCACGGACGGGGCCACCAAGCCCTTCATCCGCCAGGTCGAGGAGGAACTCACCATCTCCGCCATCGCGGAGGGGTCCGAGGAGGAGTTCCGCAACAACCGGCACCTCTACGGCCTGAAGAAGATCGGCAACGTTGGCTACGGCCTGTGGAGCGGGGCCGTCCTGACGACCTTCAACTAGGACTGAGCTGGCGGGGTGGTTCGCGCTGCCCCGCCCCCTCCCTCTGGAGGAAACCATGACCATGAAGCTCTACGAAGTGACCGCGCCCGTGGTGAACGTCTTCACCGGCACCGTGCGCGTCACGCCCGACCAGTTCCGGGCCCGGCGTCATGCGCTGGCACTCGTGGGCGAGGCGGAGGACGGCACCGTGGAGGCCACCGTCACCCAGAGCGTCGGCTTCAAGCGCGGAGAGGTGTTCGGCTACGACGGCGAGATGCCGCGCGTGCTGGCCGTCTCCATGTCCGAAGTCGAGATTCAGGATGCGGTGGACTTCGAGCTCGAGGACATGGACCAGAAGCAGCTCCTCGCGTTCGCTCGCGAGCTGGGCCTGTCCCCGCACCACGCCACCGGCAAGCCCAAGCTCATCGAGCTCATCCGGGCCCGCCAGGACGAGCTGGTGGAGTCTGGCGAGCTGAAGGTGGAGGAGTAGACGATGGGCTGGGACTCCGACCTGGACACGATGCTCGTTGACTTCGGCGTGCCCGCTTCGCACGGCGCCGAGATCGGCATGGCTATCGTTGACGCGACCGACGAGGCGATCCTCCAGGCCGGCGGCACCGGCGTCATCGGCAAGATGGTGTCCGTGTTGTGCAAGACCAGCGCCTTTCCGACCCTCAAGGTCGGAGACACCTGGACGGTGGACGGTGAGACCTACAGGGTTCATGACCGCCTGCGCCTGGACGACGGGCGCGTCACCAAGATCCTCTGCACGGTGTAGCCCATGGCCTCGATCCGTTCCCAGATCCTCGACTACGTGGCCGCCAAGCTGAACGGCACGGGCAAGCCTGCGGGCCTGTCCGTTGAGCTCATGCGCCTCCGCAACCTGGAGGAAGTGAGCCTGCCGTTCAACGTGGTGCGTCCCACCGGCGAAGAGGTTTCCATGGCCCGTCCTGACAATCTGCGGTGCCCCGTGGTGGAGCGGTCCATGCGCTTCACCGTGGACTGCTTCGCAGAGGCGGGAGCCGGCCAGACTGCCGACGACGCGCTGGACGCCCTGCTCGTGTGGACCACGAAGGCCATCCTTGCGGATCCACGCATGGGCGGGCTTGCGATCCACACGTCAGAGGACAGCACGGACTGGGAGGCCGACGAGACCGCCGCTGGGACCTACGCCAGGGCCTCGATCAGCTTCACGGTGCGCTACCGCACCAGCGCCAACGACCAGGAGGCGAAGGCGTGAGCCTCCCTCCCCAACCAACAAGCCAAGGAGTGAAAGATGAGCACCCCTGATTCCAACAACCTCTACCTCGGCGCCGGGGAGGTCTGGTTCAACCGATTCTCCAGCGGGGCCGCGACCCAGTGGCGCCACCTGGGCAACGTGACGAAGTTCGAGCTCACGCAGTCCGTGGAGACCCTGGAGAAGAAGTCCGCCATGTCCGGCGCGCGCGGCCTGCTGAAGCGCGTGGTGACGGGCACGACCTCCGAGATCGCGCTCACGCTCGACGAGTTCGATCCCGAGAACGTGGCCCTCGCCCTCCTGGGCACGGCCAGCGTCTTCTCCCAGACCAGCGGCACGGCGACCGACACGGCCATCACCGGCACGGTGAAGAAGGGCCAGTGGCTCGACACCGGCAAGCTCAAGATCGTTGTGACCGCGCTGAAGAAGTCGCCCAGCACGGCGCTCGTGCTCGGCACCGACTACGAGGTGGACAGCGACAGCGGAATGGTCCGCATCCTGCCTGGCTCCACGGCCGTCGCCGACGGAGACAGCCTGCTCTGGACAGGCACCTATCCGTCCATCACCTCCACGCAGGTCCAGGCGCTCGCCAACGCCCGCATCGAGGGCGCCCTGCGCTTCCGCAGCGCCTCCGATTCCGTCGGCCCGCGCTACCTCGTGGACGTGTGGAGCGTCTCCATCGCGCCCGACGGTGCGCGGCGCCC